AGAGGGCAGCGATGCGTTCGCCGTGCGCCTTGTATTTCGCCTGGAACCACTCGTCGCGCTGCTTGTTGCGCGCTTCCATCGCCTGCTTGGCGGCGGTGTCATGCTCGGTCTTCTGCTGCTCAAAGCCCTTCTTCTCTCGGGCGTATTCCGCCTTGGCGAGGATGTAGGCTTCGTATTGATCGGGCTCGTTGGCGAAGTCTTCGTACTTCGGCTCTTTCGCGACGAAGGGCTTGGGCGGTTCAGGAACTTTGACCGGCTCTGGCTTCGGGGCATTGATACGCGCCTCGAGCTCTTGCGCCTTACGCTCAGCGTCCCTCAGCTTTTTCGTGAGCTCCGCGATCCGCGGTACGTCGGCAGCCGTGGCGTGCTGACTTTTCGCTCGATGCTTCTCTTTCGGCTTGAACCGGCCGTGTTCATCCCGGTCGCCGCGTGCGGGATCGTCGTTGACGGGCTCTGATTCAGCGACGGGTTCGGGCTGAGGCTCAGGAACGGGCGCGGGTTCTGACTTCTCGGCAGGGGCGCTTTCCGGGTGGACATAGGTCTGCTCATGCTCCGAGAGGGACATCGACTCGGTGGGATCGGGGCGGGAGTAGGATTTTGATCGTTCATGCGGCCTCGGACTTATTTTGTAACTGGGAGCGAAGTGTTAAACGCCGTCGCTCATGACACTGCGTCCTGATTCGGCTGATCGTTGCCGGAGACACGCGATACATGACCGCGAGATCAACACCTTGCGCGTTGGACGCGCGAATAGCGGTACGGTCACCCATTGAGAGCGGAGAAAGACGCGGGCCATAGTGCGGAACGGGACGGCTTCTGCCCTTCGCCACCATATCGGCAATGTTGTCGGCCTGTGTGCCAAGGAAAAGATGATTAGGGTTCACGCACGGTCGTATGTCGCACCGATGCAGCACGTTTAGGCCATTAGGGATTGGGCCGTTATGAAGCTCCCAACTCACGCGATGTGCTTTTTCCGGATTGGCGTACTTGTGCTTCCTGAATTGCCCGTAGCCGTGTCGGCTGAACAAGCCAGCCGTCCACAACCAACATTCGTCAGCACTGGCCTTGGCAACTTTCGGCCAGAACCGTTGCGCTACCGTCTTCGGCTGTCGTGGGACATAACCCTTAGTGCTGTAGACCTTCACGCCATTTACGATCTTCATTCCGCCTCTGGCCTCTTCCGCTCCGGTAGGCTGCCTGTAAAGAGCCAGCGCAGACGATCCACAAACCCCATTTGCAGGAAGTCCATGTGCTGACCGACAACATGGGTCGTCGCGTTGAGCTGGGCGTCGAGATCATCGAAGCGCACATCCACCGCGTTCGCGAAGGCTTCCAGCAACGCCACGCGCTGCCGGGTGACCTGTTCGTTCTGAATACTGGCTGCGGCGGCTTCGCGGACGTTGCGGAGGCTGACGCGGACACGCTTGGCGGAGTCGGTCACTCGCCCGCCTTCTTCGGCTGATTCGCCTGCTGCTCAAGGCTCTGGAGATGGCTCTGTTCGCCCATCTGGGCGGCGTGCTCCCGTGTGGCTTCGGCTTCCTTGGCTTTAATGTCCGCTTCAGCCGCCGCTTGCGAGACCTCATGCGCCTGCTGGTCGTCTTGCAACTTCAGCTTCTCGCGGGCCTTGAATTCCTCAAGGGCCATCGTGAACGAGTTGGTCATCTGGAGCTTGGCGGCCTCATGCTCTAACTGCATCTTCTCGAGCGTGATCTTCGCCTCGTTCTTGATCTGCTCGAGTTCTTGCTGGGCCTGGAGCTTGATACCCTCGACTTCTCGCTCCTTCGTCATCACCTCCACTTGTTCGGTGAGACCCTGGATCACTTCTTCCGCCTTCGCGAGCTTCTGCTGTACCTCTGGCGGAATCGGCTGCTGCCCTTCTTGCTTGCCGGCGAGCATCGACTGAATCGGCGGGGCCAGCATCACCTTGGCGCGCTCGGCCAGCTCCTTCGCGTCCGGACTGTCCGTGGTCTTCAAGAACAGATCACCGAACCACCCCATAAACTCGGGATTCGCGCCGATGAGTTCACCGAGCATGGTGTTGACCTGATCGTTCCGAGTCTCGCTGTTCTTCGTGACTTTGATCGCCACGTTAAAGTTGGCGTCTTCGGTCAGGACGTAATTCTTTTGAGGAGGCTGGGCCGACTGACCGTCAACTGACGGCGTGGCCGCGCCGATGGTGACCGTCTTCGATTCACCCGACCCAGTAACAATGCGCGCTAGTCTTCCAGGTCGTTTATAGAGTGGATAGAAGAGCCCGTTGAGGATGACTCCCATACGGCGAACCGAACGGGCGAGGTTGTCGAGATAATTCGAGGTGCCAAGTTGAGCCTGTTGTTGTAGTAGTTTAACGGCGCGACCACTACGCACAGACGGATCGACATTTCCAAGGGTGGCATCCGGGGTACTCGTCCCGCTTTTGATCGCTTCATCGAAGAACTGGATCGCTTGCGCGATTGGGCCGATCTGGGTATCGACCGGATTACGGAACGGCGGAGGAATCGGCTCATTTTCCAAGTCCTTCATATTGAAATGCAACACGCCAAGGGTGCGTGTGTTCATCGATGCGTATTCCGCCTCAAAACCCTCATCACCGCCAGCAGGCATCATCAGCGGTGGAATCGGCGCTAAGCCGATCGTTTCCACCATCTTGGAGACCATGTAGTTTTCAGCGCGGTTGGTCTCAATGACGGGGCGTACCATGCCCTCCGTCCGGCGCTCGTCGTCGTAGGGCTGGAGTTCTTCCCCGACGATCTTCACAATCGGAATGTCAGGACCGGGCCAGTCCGTCATGTCGAGCTTTTGCAGCCCGTCCAACTTGCACCACTTGATCTTTTTGGTGATCTCGTAGCGCGTATCGAGTGGCGTCTGATCGTCAGGGACATCAGCGGCTCTGATGACCGTCCCGTCCGGCATCAGCGCGTACTTCGTGGACTCCCGCTCGGTGTAGTAGTAATCCACCACCCGCACGATCCGGACATCACCCTCCGTCCGAAACCACCCTGGCGCATCCTCAGACGCGAGCCTAAAGTCTTCCTGCTCGTAATCAAGGACAGGATTGCGCTTCATCTGCCCGTCTTTGCCGGTCGGGATCTCGGGATGCTCTGCGCTGTAGCGATCCCAGGTCATATCCGTGCCGACAAACGCCCAGTCCGCATCAGAGCCGTCCGGCTGCTCATGTGACGGATCAAGCAGGATACTGTTCTGATCGAAGAACCGCTGCACAAAGGGTTCCTGATCGAACGTCTTCCCCTTGAGATACCGCGTCATGATCCCGAAGTACCCAGTACCGGCCTGCACCGCTCGCGCAAAGCCCCAGGTAATCGCATCTGCCGTCTCAGGAGCGCGCTGGATACGACGCAGCAACCCTTCCCGAAGCTCGATCTCGTCTTCGTTGATGGAGTCGGTGATCTCTCCGAAGTCATCCGCCGGCACGATCTCCGCGCCCATGTCGGACTGACGCTCAAGGTTCAGGACTTGCTTTACCGGCTCGCGGGTCTTGTTGACCGTGATGCAGGGACGGGCAGGGACCGCCGCTAGGCCATTCCTGGCAGGCTGGGCATCTCGTGACTTGCGAATGGTGTCCGGCCACTGATCGCCTGCGTAGAAACGCAAATCCTCTTTCTCGCGCTCGCGCTGGTTCTCAGTCGCCTCTTCGGCCATCTTGAAGCGCTGGCGGGCGAGTTTGACGACCTCGTCTTCGTTGTGCCGTGTGCGGGGCGCCGCAGTGGAGCGTTGTTTGCGGGCCATTAACTGATCGTTGGATATTTGGTGTAGAAGGCAATCAAGCGCTCGTAGGGCGCTCGCAACTCAGCCCACCCACTCGATCGGTGATCAGGATCAAGGTCATGCGCCTGCTTCAACAGGTCATGCGCTCTCGCGACGTGCTGTTCGGCTAATGGGTAATTCGGCCGCCCAGTCTCAGGATTGGCGGCGCGTCGATACTCCGCATGGGCGGATTGTGAGGACTGAATTAGTCGGTTGACATCGCCTGCGTCGGGCATCGTGTGCCGACGACAGTAGAGATGTCAGGAGATGAAGGCAACGAGCGAAGGAGGGAGAGTGCGCGGCCGCGTTGCACCCTGTAGCTATTTGCGAGATACGAGCGCGAAAATGTAACTGGAAACTTAGGGCTTAGAGATAGCCGCCTCCCAGTTCACGCACCCAAACTTTGGACCCGTTACAATCCCATAACCCTCGTCATCCTCAACGACAGCGCCATCGACCGGCACGTCCTTCCCGTACCCCCGGAGCATTTTGGGATGTACGCAACTGCCATCTTGAGCGCCGTACCGCCCATACTCAGCGGCATGACCCAATTCCCACCACTTGCACGAATCACACGTATTCATTCTCAGGCTCCCCACGCCATCGGCCCACTCACTGGCTGCGGCACAGGTACCGATTCCCGCTTCGCCTTCGGCACCCCGCTGCCAAAGTTCGCCTCCAGATACTCCGCGCAATTCTGCCCGTGCTCATACCAGCCGTCTTTCTTCGGCTTCCTCACTTGCTTGTTCCCCACGCTCACCATGTGCTCATCCCAGACATACCCAGCCTCGAACCCATCCGCGAGGAACCGATCCACCGCCGTAGACTTCTCCGAGATCACGAGCCAGCGATCCGAGTTGCTGATCACGAACGCTTCCTGCCGATCGGCCCCGCGCTTGCGCATCTGGCCGGCAATGCGCTCTATGAGCGCTCCCCTGATGCCTGGCGAGTTGCTGTCAGGCACATAGCGCGGTTGAATCCCATGTGCTCTCAGGGTCTTAATCGCGCCCTGGGTGCCATGTGAGGTGTCAGCCGCTCCAGCAGGATCAGAGCACCACTCGAGATGGGCATTCGGGAACCATTCCGAGAGGTACCGAAGCACGATCGCGATGAAGTCATCCAAGTACAACGACTGGCCGAGAATGCCTCCCAAGAATCTGACTTGGCCCAAGGGGCTGCGCTGCCGGAAGATCACACAGGGATGGTGCTTGCCGAAGTCCAAGGCGATCTCAAGCGTGAGGCGCGGATCGTATTCGACTAACGCTTCATGAATTGCTCGAACAAAGGCGCCTTTATAGACAGGCTCGCCTTGCACGTTCATGCCGCGCTTGCCAAGGATCACACTGCGATGCTTCGCGTGTTCTGGCGGATAGGCTAAGAGCGCGGACTGTAAGAGCTCTGGCGGGAGGTTATGCGCGTTGTCGTAAATGCTGATCGCGTAGTACTTGCGGTTGGGGATGGTGTTTGATTCTGGGAACTGCTGCGCGAGCCAGTGGGTGACGTTTGGCGGGTTGGGGCTGAAGATTAACTGATGGGGGAAACCAGGCTGGCGCAAACGGAGACGGAGCTCGAGGCTGAAGTCTTCAGGCAATTCCTCACTTTGGTCATTGTAAATGAGGCTCACTCCCATTCCCCTCATCTTTGAATAACGACTGAGCGCGTCTGGTGACTTCAGGCCGTACGCATAGCATTTGCTGCCATTCCCGAAGTCGTAACAGAGCTCCTTCGCATTCCACGACGGGATCACGCCAGCCGTCTGACAGACTTCTTCGAAGGCCGGACGCACCTTGGTTTGAGTCTCACCATCCCCGTAGCGGCCGATCCATGCATGGATGCCGGGATAATCCTGTAACTTAGAAAAGACCTTCCACAAACACGCGGTCGTCTTCCCGCTGGACAAAGCACCTTCCAATGAGATTTCAGGCGTTTCGTCCAAAACGAAATCTGAGATCGGGCCGCGCCAGTCAATGTTGACGACGCGCTCGTTACGCGCTGCGGGCATACGACCTTGTGAGATAGGCAATAGCAGCCTGAAGGAGATCTGGCTTGTCGAAGAATTGACCTAATCCGAAGTTACAGAACTGGCACAGGATGCCGCGTATCACGTTCGTGGTGTGGCAGTGGTCAATATGCGGCCGACGTCTGCCCTCAAATGGCTCGCGGCACAACGCGCAACGATTGCCTTGCTCGTGTAGCCGAATGGCGTACTGCTCGGGAGTCAGTCCATACAGGTGCTTCAGTTGCCGCTTGCGCCACGTTTTACGGTTGTGCCGAGTTTGCTTCTCTCTAACCTTCTCGGGATTAAGTAGCTTGTATTTCTTGGCATAAGCACGCTCGTAGGCGCGATACGCCTCCCGCCCCTCAGGCGTTTGTCGCTTTAACAGCTTGCGCTCCCGGCTCTTTTTGTCGTGCGCCTTCGCCCTATCAGGATGGCGCTTGCGGTATCGACGCTGATATTCCCGTCTCCGCTCGAGCCATTCCTCGTCAGTCAGATGGGCCGGTTTTAGCTTTTGCATGAATGTGGTTGTGGTTGATGATCACCGATACGGCGCTCTCTCCGTCTTTACCAGTGAGCTCTGTCCGTGCCAGCTTCGGCACGTGGAATTCCAGTAGGTCCACGAGGCACTGAAACGCGGCTTTCGGGCCATCCTTCTCGGCAATCTGGTCCAGCCAGCCTTGTAAACGCTCACTATTGCCGTCAACAAATCGAGCAATCGCCTCGCGGGCGTACGCGGTGGACTTGCTTTCCGCGCCTTTAGGTCTGCCCGTCGGATTCCCCGATTGCCCTTTCGTGAACGCCACTTGTTTATTCCTTGTTATTTACAGTCGGAGCACTTGGCATTTCCGCGCCTGAATCGTGAGATGTCACCCTAGCGCGAAACTCGGCGTGGTATTTCCGCGACAACGCGTCGAAGTTGGACGCATATATCTCAGCATGAGATCGCACCTGTGCTTCAGGACTCGTTAGAATCCTCACGAATACACCCAATAACGCGACTTCAGCCACAGTAAAGACAGCGAGCACAACGAAGAGTAACAGGCTCACTCGTTAGGCTCGTTCACTGGAGCGCTCTCTATCGGTTGCCAGTCAGTCATACGCCTCACTAAAGTACTGCCGATGCACGCGTTTGATCTTCAGATACCGTCGTACCGTGATCCGATCATGAAGCTTCAACCCTGGGGAACGCAAGCCAAGAGCATGGGCTATTGAGGCTTTGGTCACCTGTTCCTGGTGTAATTGCTCAAGAAGGCGCTTCGCTCGATCTGCGGCAATCTTGGCCCCTAACAGGATCTGTCCTGTGCGCTGGCGGTGGCGGTACTGGGCGATGTAATGGGCATTCGCCACCGTGCAGGGGAAGCAACGACAGCCCGCAATGTATGACTTCCGATAACCGTGGGTGTCTGTCTTCATCAGGGGGTGATCCCTACACGCGTGATCGAGGATTGAGGGTTGAGGGTTCTGTCTTTTGCGCTCCGCTCCGAATCCACCCGCTCGCTTCGCTGAGCTGAGGAATCCTCGGTCTCGATCACCGGAGGAGAAGGCAGGGGCATCCAGTGGGTTGGTGGGTAATGCAGCACGCCGCCGCCTGACCTCAGAAAACCAAGCTCAGGCCCTTCCCAGATCGCAAC